GCTTGATCATCGACGTGATGGCTGCTATTTCAACGTTGTACTGCTCAGGATCGTTGGGTCCATGCAATTGCCTTGGAATGCAGGCCCTCTGAGACTACTCATACTACCGTCGTCACTCAGGCGGACGTTATGGTCAAGTAATGCAGCGCGTAATTCGCGGGTGCGGAAAGGCACGAGTAGGTCTGTGAGGTGTACATGATTCGCGGGGAGTGTGCTGAGTATTGCGTGTGCATACTGTCTGAGAGAGGTAATTTCCGGGTACTGGAATAGTAGGGCGAGAAGTTTACCTTAAATCAACGTTGACTCACGTCGGGATCCGCGAGTGAATGATGTTTTCTTTGTCCAACCGGTCTTGAAGAAACTTGAAGAGAAATCTTTCTCCGTTGAAAAAATACCATCGGGCGTGACTTGAACAATAAATTTGCAAAAACTCTACCCACTATTCTTCTGCATGTCTATGACGGCTTTGAAACCTAGCTCCGATGCAGTGCGGTCCAGAGCGGTCGTGATATCAGTGCTTGAGAAAATCAAATTGTCATCACCTTCCACGAGGCAATTCATGCCTGTTCCGAGTAAAGTCGACAAGTCCATGCCATGCGCGGCTTCTGATAACCATTTGTCTAAGGGACCGGGTAACACACTGGCTATAGCGTACTGCGTGTACAAATACGTAATGAGAGTGTTGCCCCACGACGTTGACTTTTCACCGGATTGGCGGGAACTACGGGCCAGTATATTCATGCCCTTGATTCTAATATTCAAGTCCGCGCATATGACCGTCTTCCATAATTGTGCTATCTCTTGGTCATGGCATGCTTCTTCCAGGAAGGTCCGTTCTATTTCTTGACACCAAGCACCCTAGGAAGAGTCATACGAGCTAAAGTCAACACCGATGTTGAACTCGCTGAGACCCGCAGTCGTGTGCAAGCGCGCGCTAATGCCTTCTGCAGTGAGTCCTTTGACCATAGCTTCGTTTTCGTACAGTGCTTTTTGCACGTAATGATTCACACCTTGCGTGAGGTCGCGTATCAATTCCCTACGCGCGGAAATAAGTCGCGCGACTCGTATGTCACTAGCTAAGACCTCGGTTTTCAAGAAGCCATCCGTGCCATTGTCCAACGTTTGCATTCCAATCGCCGCGCAGTCACCAAGTTCTTTAATTGCGTTTATGCGTTTGAGTTTAGCTTTTGCACTCAAATTTGGCATTTGCGCAAGGTACTCGGTGGCTATTTAAGCCAGGGGGTCGCCTAGTTTTTCTTGGCCGCGGTAAACATGCCTGGCGTACATACGGGCAAACTCAGTGAACCTTCTAATTGTGCTTGGGGCGTAAGCTGAAAGTGGGTTTGTGCATCTTTGGTACACCGAACTGATCGCGTTGATTGCGCAACTACATGGTGCATGGTACCTGCACTCCC